ATTACAGACGATGTTGATGGCACTGGATTAAATACTAAGCCTTCATTTGACATGGCAATGGAAGCCATCACATCCCTACGCCAAGCCATCGAGCAAGCACAGAAGCAGGAGCCGGTGAAGTTTCTTGCGAATGGAACGCGCTTCAAGATGGCGTTCGATAAAAAGGGCAACGTCGCGTGCTTTGGCAACTTTAAAAACGATCTTGGTGGTCGATGGGTCGCGCTAGTAGCGGCTGAGGATGACAGCCACCTGCGACTGACTGCACCACAGCAAACAGAGAAGCAGGGGTCTGTGGCGTGGGCAGGTGTTGACTTTGACATTAATACAGCACCACCCAAGCGTGAATGGGTTGGGCTAACAGATAAAGAAATAGATAATTATTTTGAATCGGAATGGGTTGGGTATAGCGACTATCACGATTGTTTTAAGGACGTCATTGAATGGACAAACGCCAAACTCAAGGAGAAGAATACATGAAACTATACGATGTTCCTGATAACACTAAGATTGTTTTGCCCGACAACACTGAGTTGTTGTTTCACCACATTGATGGTATGTATTCTTTTTGTACTGATGACAAAGGAAATGTTTACCACCATGCAGCCTGGACAAAAGTAACTATCAAGGAAAAAGAACATGAAAGTACTTAGATCAACTTGGTTCACCCCTATGGGTGGAGCTTGTATTGGTGTAGTAATGGCTGAAACTCTTTACGATGGAATCATTTTTTACATTGGACTGTGTGCTGGTGTCAACCAGAGCAACGATGAAAAGCTGATCCTAGAACGAGGTGCTAGCTTTCCCTACAAAGCTGGTATGAAACTATTTGGAATGGAAGACAACAAATGAAAACAAGCTATTGGTATTACGTAGAATACACAAACAAAACTGGAGAAAAGAAAACCTCTAAGTTTGCTAGCAAAGACCTTGCTAAAAGGTTTTACTTTGAAAAGGTTGGTCTGTACAGTTACGTCAAACTGTATGAAGAAGTAACAACCGTAACTACTAACCAAATTATTCAAGCCAACAGCGCGGAGCATTAAATGAAATACCTAGAAGACCGATTACAAGAGCTGCGTACCAAGTACAAAGAGACTGGCGACGCCAAGTGGCGACACAAGTATGAAGAGACCCAGCGTATGCTGGAACACATGAACGTCAAAAACATTGACCGCGAACAAAAGGTTCCTAGGAACAAATACAAAGCCACTACAGGTGGACGTGCTTACAAATTTGAGGGAATGGATGATGAGGAAGTCTAACCACGAAGCTATTCGGTATCTGCTGCTTCAGAACCCGGATGGCCTTACAACTAAACAACTGCATGAAAAGAGTGGAGTCAACGCCAAGTCTTTAAATATGTCTTTGCGGTCTATGCCTGATGCTTACATTGATAGGTGGACTAGTGTTCCTAAGAACAAATATGCCCCGGTGTGGGCAATTGTTCCTCGACCAGAACACTGTCCTAAACCTATGACAAAAACAGAGCTTGCTCAGCTTGACGCCTTAAACGCAGACCTTTAAGAACTTTGCCTCCTGCCTTAGAGTACTTTAAGAACTCTTTGGCAGCAGCTTGAGTCTGGTTGCGATTAATCTTTTGACGAAGCGTAGAACGTTGCAGCGTTCCCAACCCGAGATTAAAACTGAAAGAAACAAGACCATCAAACATACCTTGTGTAAGGTTGGCAGTGACCAGCTTGTTAACACCTTGTTCAAAGCGGTCCAAGTCTCTACGTAGTATTGCATCAATTTCTTCCGGGGTAAACGTTCTATCATCTTCGGGCTTTAGTGGGATAGTCATGCGATCTTCTAACGGCAACTTAACTTGGTTGGGATACATCACATGACCAACCCCTATTGTCCATAAGTTAGCAGGACAACGGTAAGGTTTATTCCTTACTCCTTCAAACCTTTTTATGATAGCTATTGCTTTGTCAGTAGTTTTCATACTACTTAGCCAACATAAACAAACCAACGTTACCCAAAGCATAGCCGCTATAAGCTATGCCCATGCCTACATTACCTAGGACAAACTGCTCCACAGCAATATAAGCATAAACACAGCCTACAGCGGCTATTAACCAAGCACTCATTCTGCAAACAACCTTCCTCTGAAGTAAGCTTTGCCGTCATCTCGTACAGCACAAAATTCAGGATACAAGAGCATACCATTTACCCAAGTAAGAACAGCAAAGCCTGACTGCCAGTTGAATCCCGGCTTACCAATGCGGTAGTCAAACTCCTCTTGGTCGCCACTAGCTAGCATACCAGTCTTAATACCATAGTGAGTGTCTTTAAAACCTTTGTGAGCCTTAGCAGACAGTTCGTGAGTATGACCAGTAATAACAGTACAACCACCCTTGAGGGTATCGTTCCAACCAGAGTGGACACCACTGTGCCAGTCGTGGATTACAACGCAGTCGTCATTGATGTCGATACGTTCAGAGTCATTCCAGTGGGGCAAATGATCCTTCAACAAGAACCCACCGATGCCTTCAAACTCAGGGACGTTAGCAGACAAACGATTTTCAAATCTAGCGCAATGGTTGCCGTAAGTCCTAAGCAAATGAGCACCAGCAGGGCGAACAGATTCAATCTCACCAAGACGTGCTTGCACTGCTTCCAACTCATCCTTAACAGACGGAGATTTTTTCCAACGAATCCTATCGTGACGCGAGATAGATCCGCCATCAAAGATGTCACCGTTAAGAATGATTGCTCGGATCTCTTTGCTGTACTCAGCAATAATATTGCAAAATGCTTTGTGAGCTACAGAGACATAACCCGGAGAATAGTGAGCATCAGATCCAATAACAATCATGCCGCTGTCAATTGACAGTCTGTTAACATCTTTTCTAGCAGACAAAATAATGTTACTAATAACAGAGTCATGCTTAGCATTGCGAATCTCACTAACCGTAAGCAATGTGCCGTATTTAGCTTCAAGCCTATTGCGTCTAGCATAAATACCTCGGACGTTAAGACCAGTACAACGAGACATTTCAGCTGGGGACTGTAAATTTGTCCACATATCTATGAACTCTTGGTCTGTCATTTTGGATTGCATAGTGTTCCTATAAGTTTTTCGAGTACGTTAATTACCCGGTGTTCATCCAGCTCTAACCGCACATCATTGTTGTTGCGGGCAGTTTGGATTAGGTCGTACAGAAACACGTGCAGCGTCTCATGTAAAGCAGTCGTTGACAAAGACTCTGAATCAATAGGAGTACCAACAAAGTCACCAAGCTTAAGCGTAGCTAACCTAGCACCCTCATCTACCTCAACAGAGGCCATAGCAGCTTTGGCAACTTTGTTAGTGCGCTCTATGCGCCAGTCATGTAAGTTAAGAACGTCTTGCCAATGCTTGACATAATTGTCAAACTCTTTGGCTTGCTCTTTGTTAGGTATGTTCTTAGTAGCCATACTTATTTACAAAAAGCACGACCACCAAAATGAAACGCAATAATACTGGCAAACAAAGTTTGCGTATCACTGTCCCACAATTTAGCAGCTAAGTCTTGGAACGGGATGTTGTTTTGGAAGCCATGAACAATCAAGGTGCAATCAATACCCACCAGCAATAGGAAGAAGCCGTAGGTAATAACAGGACGAACACTAGCCCGAAGGTTTTTCATCCACGTAGACGTGCCCTCGTTGAGAGCGTTATCGTTAGCATAAAGAGCAACAGTCTCAGCTTGCTGTGCTCCAATCTGAATTTGTTCAGTGTGGATCTCTTCAATCTTTTGTTGAGCCTCAAAGCCAAGTTTACGTAGCTCAAGCTCGTGAGCTAGTTGTAGCTGAGCTAATTCAATCTCATGCTTCTTATCATTACGGTCTTGGAAGAAGTCAAGCAGCTTGGGCAAACCACCTGCTAGAAAAGAAATTAGAGTTGATAACAAAGTAAACATTAGACTCTCCAATTAAGGTTCAAAAGCAGACAACACTAAAGAATCAAACTCTTCTTGGTCAGTGATGTGAACAAATTTGTTTATGGTGTTAACCATTTCTTTAACATCTTTTTCTAAAAGCTGATGCGCTTTAAAAGAATTAATGATGTCGTGTTCAGCTACACCGTCTTCAGGAACTACTCGGTGGTTGTACCCAATAAACACACAGCCAGTTTCATCTTTGTAGGGTCTAGCTTTAAACCCTTTGGACTTAAACTTGTTGATAGCTTCTTGGGATACTTGCATATCAAGAGTATTGGATTCGGATTGCAGGGACATAAACCGTTGAAGTAATTGTAGGAAGCGTCTGAGTTTTTAAACTAGTAGTTGTACCACCTGAATAGATTGAGTACCTAATTTGTTGACCAGCAGTTCTATATGGAGCTTCTGCATACACAAGCAACGCATACACACCGTTAGTTAAAGTAAAACTTTTACCTGAGTTACTAGTAACAGTCCAAGCAGAACCATCCCAAACTTCTTCGTAAACATATACAAGCTGCCCAGCACTAGTAGCAAGAGCGTTAATAGCAAACGACACAGAATAACTACCGGCAGCAGCAAAGGTAAACACACCTGTAGAACTGTCATAAGTAATGCCACTAGAACCAGCAGCAGTAGTAGCAGGCTTAAGAACAGTAGCTGTGTTATTAACTGTAATGCTTGCAGACAAATCATAAACTTCAATGTGTGGTTGAGATACAAGCTTAGACCACGGAATAGTAAAGCTGCCAGACAAACTAGTAAACGCACCAGTCGAAGGTGTGTTAGCACCAATAGGTGTGTTGTCTATCGTACCGCCGTTAATAAACACGGCATTGGAGTCTTGGTTACTCATGCTACCGTACACACGGTTGCTTAGCTTTTGGAACCAATCTCTCCAAGCAAAGCTTTCCTCAATCTTATTCTGAGGAATAGGAGTGTTTAGATTAGCCATGATTAGCAGTACTTAACGTCTTTACAGTAGCCATTCTTTTGCAACACAGGAAGCATCTTCTCAAGCTTTTTACCGATGTCATCACGAATCATAGGCGAGTTAATCATGTGAATCTTTTTCTTGAAGCGGGTATAGCAAGCCTCACGAGCAGCTTCAACAGTATCACCCACACCAGAAACAGTAAGTACATAACTACCAGCAGTCACTAAGCAAGGCTCAGTGTTTCTGCCGTCTTTACCGGGACCATAACCCATTTTCATTTCACTCATGTGAATGTTTCCAGCAACATCATCTAGAGTCAGATCAAAGATAGGATAACCAGTATTCTCTTTCTTCTTAACAGTGCCGTAAGGGTAGTCAGGTTGAGACACAACAATACCAACAGCAATACCGTCACGTACCTTCAGGGTGTCTTTGCCATTCAAGGAGTCCAGCATCCACTGGATAGGGTCCCCAAGGTGCAGAGCTTGCTGGATCTGAAACAGAGGCCATCCCGGACGAGTAGTAAACTCCAGAGGCCAAGGATTACCTTTGTCGTCAATGATGCAGTTGACATCAATGTAACCAGAGTAACCAATGCCATGCAAGAAGCCTTCAAGGGGTTTAAGTACCTTGTCAGCCAGCAAAGACTTCTCGGTGTAGCGCAGCACAGTACCTTGCTCACCAGTAGCAGGACCGTAGTCACCAGACATTAGCTTCTTGAATTCCCAGTTCTCCAAGAAGTATTTAGAGAAACCACCAAGACCAAACCACCCACCTACAGCCATCTCAGAACCACCGTGGAACTCTTGAAGAATAAAGTCACCGTCATAGGCGTTCATCTTCTTCCACTTGTTCAACATAAAGACCATATCACGCCAGTCTTTAGAGCAATAGCTCAAAGCTTTGTCGCCGTCACCAATAGGTTTGGATACATAACGCTTCTCTTTGTTCTTAAGAACAAAAGCAATAGCCTCATCGTACTTAGAGAACTTAGTAGTAGGAATGATGTCGATGCCTGCACGTTCAAAGATAGCAGCACCGTACTCACGATCCTGTTCCCAACGAGCACCTTCAACGTTACAGCCGTAGATAGGGTAGCCCTTACGACGATAGCTTTCTAAGCGGTTCATAAACCGACTGTTATCAGTAACAAAGATTAGGTCCGCCCAGTTCATACTGGGTTCCCAATCAGCAACTTTCTTAAAGCAGTCAATGCCATCACCGTTCTCATTACGAGATCCGTCATGGTTGTTACGCATATACACACGCACATCGTGACCGTGGTCCGAGGCTTTCATAGCCAAGTCCATAGCAAACCCGCAGTCAAACTGGTCAATGATTAGCAACTTCAGTTTCATTTTTCCCAACCTTTTTGTTTAGCCTTTTTGTGATACTCAGCAGCCTTTTGTTTAAGTTGCTTCTCACGTTCAGCTCTAGCAGCCTTCTTTTCTTCTTTGCTTGCACCGTACACCGGGAAGCCAGCTGTTCCTAGTAACGCACGTTTAGCACCTTCACCTTTAGGAGCAGTACCAGCAGCTTGGATCTGGAAAGGCAAAGCCATTTTACCGACAGCTTTAAGACGACCAACACCACTGGGGTCAACCAGCTTCTGAGCTTGGGGGCTAGCATACTCTGTCCCAGCCATACCCACAATAGCAGCCTTAGGAATAAACCCAAGCTTGTTAGACAGTGTTTTATCCGGGTCAGCAATCCAGTGGTATGGTTCCATTGCGTGCTTCATAGCTTGCATAGACGTACCATCTTTAAACTCAATACGAGTTGGATCTTTGTTATCCCAAATAGAACGGTTAGCCGTAATCAAGTTAATGGCGTTTAACAACGTAAGGTATGTCAATGCAGTCTTAAACTGATACAACCTAGCGTAGTCCGCTTTAGTCGTAGGAGTCATCATGCCTTTAACACCTTCAATTGGTTGCCACTTAGTCGGGTTCAATTGTTTAGGCAAAGCAGCAGTAAATGCACGCAGTGTAGAGATAGTCCAATCAGGAGCAAACAAAGCCAACTGCAACCCACGACGACCCGCAGGGCTGTAAGCAGCCATAGCTACACGCTTAGCCAACTCATTCTGAGTCTGTGTAGCAGCATCAAACCAGTTGAGACCACCAAAGCTATCGTTAACAAACTTAGAAATCTCTATACGAGAAGCAGCTTCATCAAACGGTTTGCCTTGTTCAGCAGATTGTCTACGCGCTCTATCCAAGTACGCATCAGCAACCATGATCTTGCCACCAGTGTGCAAGTAGTCCCACGTGTATTTATCAAACAGACCTAGCGTGTACTTTTCAACAGTAGACAAAGTACTTT